ATTTATCATATTCTAACGGCGGAGTTTATGAGAAAAATGGATTCGAAGTGGTAGCGGTTCGCGACTATGGGTACACGTACACAAAAACAGGGAGAGAACAATTTAACCGAATGAGTTTCACCAAGGCAGCAATGAAAAGAAAATTTCCAGATCATGTTTTTCTATCTGATAATGAACTTGATATGACACATGAATTGGGGTACAGCAGAATATATAAATGTGGTACTGCTACTTACATGTTAATTTAATCCTTGACTTTCTCATCAACTATGATACACTTCTTGTATTGACAGAGGAGATTATATCATGAAAAGCGAAATCATTTTTAAGAATCGTACATACACAGCTTGCGCGATGAAAGACGGCTCATTAATCGTTACCAAAAACAAATCTGGTGAAGGTAGTCGTTTGGTTGGTGAAAACGCACCATATTGGATTGATAACATTAAAACCGCAGTGAACACCAAAGAAGCATCTAATTTGTGTCGGGCGTTTTTCGACTAATAATGTCAACAAACTACATTTAATATGCCAGACTTCACATCTAACGGTATTTCAAGCATAATATATACAGCTAAATACCATCATGAAAGCAATCAAACTTCTTCTAGCATACATCGCAGGCATCTTCGTTCTACCATTTCTTCTTCTGATCACAAATTTCAATTCAAAGAAGTTGAAATTTCTTGATTCTATTTTCGGAAATAGTCAAGATGGTTTAGGATGGGATTTTCTCGAAAACTCAGCAATCACAATGCCATCCAATATGTTCACACGAAAGTTTCCAAGATATTATTGGTTAGCTATTCGCAATCCGGCGCACAATTTAGGTCGGTCATATGGTGCTAATGGTATCATCGAAAGTGTTTGGCGCAACAAAGATAATGAGCATGAACTGGGAACATATCGTTCAACCATGACTATTGATGATGTTGAACATAAGTTTTTCTACTCCACCAAAAAGATTGGTTCCAAATATTTGAGAATAGCATACGGGCCGAAGCTATGGGCATTGAATCCAAAGATTGTATATAACACGGGTGACGTATTACAACACGGAAATGCGTATAGAAACTTCTGGAAAGTAGGAGACGAAATACACGAAGGCTTTGCTATGTCTATTGCTATTCGAGATTCGATCACTTGATATTCGAGTTCTTTCGTTCTATTGTTAGAAATCCAACACTTCTAACAAAACATATCAGGCGAACTTATGCTTATCACAAAGCAATCAGAAAATTCAGAAAAACACATAAAACGTGTGCTTGGTGTGGAAGATCAGGTAAAGTTGATGTTCATCACATCGAACCTGTTGCTGTTGCTCCAGAATTAGCAGCAGTTGAATCGAATATGATAATGTTATGTAGAAAACCACAATGTCATCTAGTGATCGGCCATGATGGCGATTTTAGAAACCGTTACGTTTCAAATGTTCGTGAACTGTGTAATGTTCAGAGGATCACAAGAACATCCAAGAATTTAGGTTGATGCTTTAGAATTCTTCAATACGTTTAGCGTTTCTTCGATCAAATCTAATTCATATTGAATATTTTCGGCATGAATTTTAGTGATTGGTGTTTCGTCTTTTAATTTCCATTTTGCGAGATACAGTGCGTCTTGAATTATCGCTGTTTGTTCTGTTGTTAGATTTATCTTCATATCGAAATCCTCGTAATATCATAATCAAATTTTTCTTTGTCGTAATACTGCGCACGTTCAACAAAATGAATCATAGAATAATTCTTGTGATTCTTCCATGTTAAATCGTCACACAGATCAAACAATGTCACTGAAGTTTTCTCAGAACTGATACGCAACCCTCGACCAATAGATTGAAGTGTACGAATTTTAGATTTAGTTGGCGAACAGAAAAATACAGAATGTATGTTCTTAACAGAATACCCTGTACTCGTGGTTCCTAAACTGGCTACTAAAATCGAATCTTCTTCTTGTTCCAATCTTTGTCTAATCTCATCGCGTTCTTCTGCTTTCGTGTCGCCATCAACAAAATACACTTTTCGTTTGTCGTCAACTAATGATACAATCTTATCATAGATCACTTTTCCGTGCGATTTGTGATTGAACAGCAATAGAGCATTTTTCTTTTGGACAGCAGCTAGCTTGGCGATGAAATCATTCCGACGATTGTTGGTGTATAACCATTTCATTTCATCTTGATATTTTACGCCTTTCATGTTTTGTTTTTCTTCTTGTGTATAATCAAGCATGATTGCTTTGATTGTCAAATCAGCAACTCGTTTATCGTCCATCAGCTTGCGTGTAGTGATTGCTTTGTATTCTAGTCCGAACATGCCTTCTAACACAAGCTTAGATGTTTTGCTCGAATCTAAAGTTCCAGTTAGACCATATCGATACGCGCATTTAGGCATTTTTTCCATGATTCCTTTAAGTGAACCGCTGGTGGCCAAATGGCACTCGTCGATCATCACAGCTTCAACATTCTGAAAATATGATTGCGGCATACGAAATATTGCCTGCCATGTTGATATTATTATCTGTTTCTCGGAATGTTTATCTCGACCACTCATGATTTGATGGCAATTCTGTTCTGCGTCCCACGTTGTATCCTCACTAGAATAATCAGCGAAATCAGAATACATCTGATAAACCAGACCAGTGGTTGGTACGATAATGAAGATTTTATCGTTCGTTATATTCTGAATAAATCGCATAAGTGTGTAGATTACCAAACTTTTTCCCGAACCAGTTGGACTTGATACAATACATCTACGCTCCTTTAACGCGTGAACTATAGTTTCTCGCTGATAAACATAAGGATCAATCTTTGTTCCTTTACAATGAATATCAAGACTATCGATAAATTTGTTGACTAATTTTGGTTCTATTCGTGAATCTTGTTCCAGAACATTTTTATCAACAGAACAGGAATATCCTCTATCTCTAGAGAATTCTGCGATATAAGAAGCAAGACCGATGTAAATTGTGTGATCAAAGGTACGAAATAAATGTATTTTTCCGTCCCATACTTTAGCTTTAAACTTTGGTGTGAACTGATAGCCCGGCACTAGAAAGCTAAAAAACTCGGACAATTCCTCTGCTATTCCTCTATCACACTCTACGTAAGCATAGACATCATTCTTCTTATGAATTGTTATTTCCGACATCTACATCCCATTTTCAAATTTCTTAAATTCCAAGCAATCGCGTATGAGAAATGACATACCATTGATCTGCTTTATAACAGCTTCGAGATAATTGGCACAAGTTTTCTCATAGTCTAATTTTAATTTCATTGCTTGTATTTCAGTATCACCAGAAATCAAAACTTCTATCTCTGCTTTGTTTTTCAATACAACAGGATAATCGTTTCTGTAATATAGATACTTATCTTTGTATTCGGCATCGTATTCGGATTGTAACTTGATACAGAGCAATTGTGATTCAGTGAACAATTGTAGATATTTTGAATGAAGAATAGGAACATTGGCAGCAGCAGAATCTAAATGATTCTGATCAATCTTCAGATCACGCGCTACTTGTTGTTGAATGTGTTCTAAGTTCATTGATCTAACAAATACAGAATTTCATCAGAATCCCAATCTTCTATCTCAAGCTTGCCATCAGAGTGTATAATCCACTCTACACCACTGCTATCATATTTTACTGGTTCGCAATCTTCTGGTTCGTCTTCGTTGTAGAAATCAATCACTTCTTTGCGATTATATGAAAGAATTTTGATTTCTTCAACGTCGTATGATTCAGGACAGCCGGGGTATTCTAATGTCTGACGTTCAAACGGCTGATGATAAATGCTCAGTTCGCATTTTACTGTGATGTCTTCTAAATATAGTTCAATTTCTTCCATAGTGAATTCTCCTTTGTTTTCTTTAAGGCAAATCTAAACATTCTGAACTATATTGTCAAGCGTTATTTTCTAAGTGTGAATTGCTCATACGCGAACGTAGCAGAACCCAACAATACATCTGTACCATTTTGTGTAGTGAGTTGTAATTCACCTAAGATTGTCGGAAACATCCCAACGAAATCAAACGAGATCAATGGAGTCATATTGTTAGTCAGAATATCTAACGTAGCATCAGAAACCATATCTTTTGTTTTACCGTTGACCGATGAACCAGCTCGCATATCCTGCATCCAATTAAAAATTTCAAGATATGAGTCGAAGTTTTCATCTACAACAAATTCCAGCGAACATGGATCGAATGTCAGTTTCTCTCCCGGCATTGGGATGTCATGTAATGATGTTGGGTGAATCATCTGACCCATTGAGATTGTAGGTAGCGGACAAGTAACAACCTGAAACGTTAGATTAGGAATTCTACCAAAGTGAAATTGATAATTGCGTGCGTATGATTCGTTTGAAATAGCCATGTTATTATTTAGTTATGTTGTATGATATGCTGCTTGAAATGATGGGCATAAGAAAAACTTATAGTTGTTCAAATTAGCATAAATTTCTTTTTGAAATTAATTGAAAGAAAACGCTTGACAGATCGATTTTTTTCTGCTAGCATGATTCGTGTACAATGA